GGATGCCGCCCATCCGCACAAGCGGGCGGTACAGCTCGATGTCCCGCTTGCACGGTTCGTAACGGTGGTCGCCATCAATGAAGATCAGGTCGGCCTTCTGTCCACGCAGGCGATCGCGCAGCGCAGGTAGGGCATCGGCCGAGTACCGCTGGATCGCCACGACGCGGCCCGTCGCGAGATGGTCGGCGAGGTTCCGCTGAAAGGCCGCGAAGATGTTCTCCCAGGTCCCGCCGTGCTTGTGGATCCACTTCGCCTGCGAGCCGTCGTCGTTCTGGTAGGTGATCCAGGGATCGACTGCGAAGACCACCCCAGGGCAGTGGTCGGCGAGCGCCCGGGTCGAGCGCCCCTGGAAGGATCCGATTTCGATGATGATGCGGGCGCGGTGTGCCTGCTCGGCGAGCCAGGTCAGCTCCGCCGGAGACATCCAGCCTGTGATGGCGAGGGCGGGACGAAGATCGATCCGTGAAGCCATGCGCCTCATCGCGTTGACAACGCGGGTGGACGCGAACGAAGACGAGAACAGCCTACCGCAGCGAGGGCAAACCTCAGCGGGAGGTACAACCCCTTGTAGGTATGAGCTTGATCCGGTGCGGATCCAGCACGGTCTGGTAGGTCGTCCAGCGGCGATTGCAGCGCGGACACTCGTGCCGGCGCCGCCGGTACCCCTGCCCTCGACGCGAGTTGATCACCCGCCCTCGCTGGCCGCACTCGCGACAGACTTCAGGGTCCGGAAGCACCACAGGTAATCACCTCCCGAGATACGACGAGTGAGACACGCGCCGGCCGGCATCAGGGGGACGCGCCGGACCGGGCACCAGAGACGACGCGCGCGCAGGCGCGGCCATCCCCGGCACGGGCGTCGTCGCCAGGACCTCGAGCATCTGCAGGATGTTCGGCTTCAGCAGCCGATACGCCGCCAGGCAGAGCACGCTCATGTCGAGGACCTCGTTCCGCTCCCGGTCCTGAACCCACACGACGTGCGTCGCGACGCCCGCCGCGTTGTAGCGCGTCTCCTTGTGCTCGGCGCACAGCTGTGCGAAGAACTCCTCGTCGACGTCCAGCGGGAAGTGGATGTAGCCAGGCCCCGGCGCCGCGAGCGCGAGCGACCCGTACACGTTCGCCTTCGCGTCGTCGACGTTGACAGGCCAGAGCCGCACCGGCAGCGGGCTCTTGCCGGGGCGCTTCTCGGTCGGCTTCCCGACGATCGGCTCACCGCTCCGCCCCGCGATGCCCTTCGTGGCGTAGATCCGTCGCGCCTGGTGCGCGAGCACGAAGCTGTAGACCTGCTCGGTCGCGTACCCGGAGTCGATGCAGGTCGCATGGATCGGCAGCTGGTGCCCGGAGGCGTGGCGGTACTTGCGCCCGAGCGCCTGTAGCAGCGCCGGCCACACCGCGGCGTCCCGTTCCGGCCGCCCCGGGATCTCCCGGCGCTCGACGACCCACCGCTCCTCGGCGGGCCCCCACGCCGTCACGAGCAGCTCGAAGCGGTTCTCCTGAACGTCCACCCCACACGTGAGCGCCGCGGCCGCGGCCGGGACCTCGATCCCCTCGCCGTAGGCCTCGCGCCGGGCGTAGAGCGGATCGGGAGATTGACGCGCGGTCCGGTCCTCCCAACCCTCAGCGAGCCGCGTGTTGATGAAGACCTTGAGCGATTCCTTCCCCTTCGCGCGCGCCGCCTGCCACTCGCCCACCAGGCCATCGAGCGTGATGCCAAGCGTGCTGACCATGCCCGGGACATGGAAGCCGACGAGGCCCGCCTGCTTCGGCGTGGCCGTCGGGCGCCAGCCCTTGTCCTTCCGCTTGGCTGCCGCGGCGATCATCTGCCGGCGCTCGGGCTCACTCATCAGCGCCCCGCAGCCGCCGTGCTCCTCGTCCGGACACGCCAGCCGCGCCGTCATCGGGTCGTCGCCCTCGAAGGTCACCCGGAAGTGGTTCGGGTCGTTCCAGGTAATCCAGTCCTCGCGGCCGCAGTGGGGGCAGGCGACCACGTAGCGCCGCTGGTCGCTCCGCTCGTAGAGGGTGTCGATCCTCCCGCCCTTGAGCGTCGGCGTCGAGACGAACATCACGAGGCTGTCGTAGAACGTGGTGGTCCTCTTTTCGAGCAGGTCCGCCGGGTCACCTTCCTCACCGACCACCGGCGGGAAGCGGTCCACGTCATCGCCGATCGCTAACCGCACGGCGCGACGCGCGAACGTGTTGGGGGTGTTCGCTCCACCAAGCGCCAGAAAGCCGCCCGGGAACACCTTGAGCGACAGCGTGGATTCGGATTCGTGTGAGCCTCGCGGCGCTCGCTTGTCGCGGACGACCGCGCGCAGGGCCGGCGTCGAGCGGATCATGTCGGCGAGCCGGTCCTTCGACCATTCCTCGGCGACCTGCGCGGTCGGCTGCACGACAAGGATCGGGCAGGGGTCGTGCTCGACGAAATACCCGATGACGTTGTGGAGCGCCTCTGAGCAGCCGATCTGCGCGCCCTTCGTCACGGCGATGATTCGCGTGCCGACGTCGTGCACAGCGTCCATGATGCCGACGAGGTAGGGCGTCGTCGCGTTGTGCCAACGCCCACCGCGGGCCCCGCTCGACTCCGGGAGGAACCGCTCGGCCTCGGCCCACTCCGAGACCGTGAGCGCTGGCGGGGGCGTCGCGGCGGAGGCCCAGGCGCCGACCAGGACATCGGCCTCGGTCACCGCCGCCTCTCCGGGAACTCTCGCACGCGAAGATCCGCCGGCCACTCGGCCGGGTCGTTGCCCTTGCGCGACTTCAGACGGATGTGGACCGGGGCGCCCTGGTAGCCGTCGTCGAGCCGCTCGATGTTGCCGCGGGAGCCGTCATCCCACCCGCGCTCCGGCTCGGGCCAGTCGCGCGGGTCGCACGGATCATACCCGGGCCCTTCGTCGCCGAGGCGGTCGTTGCGGTCCACCGCGTAGGCGCCGACCTGCTTCACGAACACCGGCACGTCGGCCCCTTGGCACTGCTTGACGATGGTCCTGATCCACGCGACGCGGCACGGCCGCGCCTGCGGCCCGCTCTCGCCGCCGACGATGACCCAGTCGAGGCGGTTGTCGAACTCGTAGCGGTTATCGTCGTGTTGACGATGCAGCGCGCTCGCGTGGCAGTGGTCGTCGGGATTCTCGAGGTGAACCAGGTCCACGGGCCCGAGCAGCGGCTCGGCGCTCACGCCGCGCACGGCCGCCGGCGTCTCGAGTGTCGGTGGTATGCGCGAGTCCGCCGTCGCCTGGTCTTCGATCGACGTGAGCCGCCAGATCCAGGGCGCCGGGTGCTTCGCGGGGTCGGGGACGCCGATCCCGGAGAGGCGCTTTCGCGGGAAGCGCGCCCGGAGGATGTCGGCCTGGTGGAGAATGCGGTCGTAGAGGCCCGGCGTCAGGAGGTAGTCGCGCCGCCGCTCGGGGCGCTTCGTGACGTCGATGAAGAGGTGCTCCGGGCACAGCTGCATCACGGCTTGCACCTGGTCGATGAAGGCGTCGGGCACGTCGGGGTGCCAGAGGTCGCCCATCGACGTGACGAACACCGTCCGCGGGCCGCGCCAGTGAAGGGGCGCCTCGAGGCGCTCCGGGTGGTACATGACGTCGGCGAACGTCCGGCCGCGCTCGTGTGGTGGGTAGACCCACGGATGCTCTTTGCCTTTCCACGGGTACGTGCCGGCGCCGAGATACTGCGTCGGCCAGAACCGCTCCGCCTGCCGCCGCGCGTAGCAGTGGAGGCAGCCAGGGCCAACGGGAGTGCAGCCGGTCACCACATTCCAGCTCTCACCTTGAGTGCCGGGCCGCGCCGTCCACTCGATCGAAGTCTTCCCCATCACGCCCTCGCTTTCGCCTTCCGTGAGGACTTCCCCTTCGCCGCGCGCGCCACGTCCGCCATCGTCTTCCAGCCCGCGATCTCGGTCAGGACATCGCGGCACACCGTCGCGGCCGCCGCCTCCTGCTCGCGCGTGATGATCCCGGCCTCGACGAACCGGCGCGGGAGGGCTCGCACCTTCGCGGCCCACGCCTTCGTGTAGGACTGGCCGGCGAGGATGACCTGATCCCGCGCGACAAGCTCCTTCCGCCGCTCCTGCAGGCGCTGCTCATTGAGGGCGGCTTGGGATTCGTCCCGCCGGATCTGCGCGGCTTCCTTGGCATTGCCGCCGCCCTGCTGTCGCCACCATGCAACGCACGCGAAGGCGTCGTACTGGCTCTCCCGCCCACGCCCCCCGCGCGAGACGACGGGCATCCCCTTGCGCGTCCAGTGGGTGATCGTGTCCGGGTGAGCGCCGAGGATCTCGGCCAGGCGCACGCGATCGACGACCGGCCCTGACGACGTAGTGGGCGCCGCAGGTGTGTCGGCAATGAGGTCGTCGAGGCTGAGACGCGCGCCGAGCCGCTGCAGCTGCGACAGCGCCTTGCTCGCGATCGCAAGGAGCGGAGAGACCACCGGGCGGCCGCGCGGCCCCTTGACCATCTGCCCCGTCTTCGCGATGCCGTCCTCGGCCTGCCGCCACCGCGCCCACACCTGGCAGTAGGCCTCCAGCAGCTCGTGGTCGTACGGTCCGCGCGCGGCGAGCTGGGGCTCGAGCGTCGCCAGCCGCTCGCGCGCCAGCCGCTCAAGGGCCGCCGGACTCGGGCCTGGAGGCGGGGACGGCGGAGGTGTTGCGGACTTCTTCATCGCGCGAAATCCTTAGCGATATAGCGCAGTGACGGGAATCCGTCAGGTCGTTTTCGCAAATCGACATCCCCCTGCCGATTTCTCTTGCATATCCGCAGCGCTGCGGATAAACTGTCTTTGGAGGTGAGGAAATGGCAGACACGATGACCGGCACGATCGCGGCGGCAATGACGGAGTGCGAAGCGGCGGCGCGCGAGCAGGGCTGGGAGGGCGACTGGCACCCCCTGCCCGCCGACCTGGAGTACGGGGCCGACCAGGTCAAGGCCGCGCACGGGCGCTACCCGACGGTGGCTGAGTGGGAGGACGCCGGCTACAAGGTCTTCCCGAACGACGCCTACTGCGCGGACGAAACGACCACCGCCGCGGTGGCGCTGGGCCGCCGGGGCGGCGCCCGGGCGACCGAGGCCCAGAAGGCCGCGGCGCGGAGGAACGCAAAGCGCGGAGGACGGCCGCGCGTGTACCGCTACGCCCTCTACCGCACCCAGTTCCACGGCGGGGGCCTGCTCTCGAGGCACCACACCTTGGAGGCCGCTGAGGCCGCCCGGCGCCGCTGGGTGGGTAAGACGGACTGCGTGTGCGGCTGCGCGGTGATCGTGGACCGCACCACCGACACCGATCCCGCGCCCGCCTACGAGGGCGGCTCGCCCTACCGCGCCGCGAGCTAGCGACCAGCCATGACCCGAGCGGCCTACGCCCGCCGCCGAGCGCTGATCAAGGCCGGCCGCTGCCCCCGCTGCGGCCGGCCCGTGCGGCCCTGGCCCCTGCGGCGGCCCGACCTGTGCTGGACTCCCGGCGCCGATGCCTGCCCCCGCCACTGGCCTGACATCCTGGCCGCCGAGAAGCGGTTGACCGTGAGGTGACTCATGCTTGTGTTCCTGAAGCAGCAATACCTCGAGCAGGTCCGGGCGGGCCGTAAGACGTCCACAATCCGCCCGTGGCCTCGGTGTCATCTGAAGCCCGGCTCGTCCATCTCCTTCAATGGGCGACTGCGCGTTGTCTGCGCCGGGGTGGAGCGCGCACGGCTCGCGGACCTGTCCCTGTCCGACATCCGGTCGGACGGCTTCGAGTCGCGCGAGGACTTCATGCGGGCGTTCCATGCGCTTTACCCGGCCGCGACGACCGACACCGCCGTCTGGGTGATCCGCTTCGCACTCACCGATTCGGCCCACAGCGCGCGGGCCTGATCGACATCCGGCCAGGCGGCGCCCACGAACTCAAAGGACGCCATCAGCCGGACGTTCGGGCGCTTCCACTTCTTGCCGTAGACGTGGCCGGCTCCGTGGTGGGCGCTTCGCATCATCGGTTTAGCCGTCAGACGCCACTCCGGCGAACGCATCCGAGCCGCGATGAACGCGGGATGGCTGGTGCTGCTGAAGTACCGTCCACCCGTCGCGGCTCGCGCGATCTGGCCCACCGCCCCACTCACACGCAAGCCAATCCCCACGCCCTGAAAGTCTGGGAGCGTCACGGTCCGATGCTCGCGCCAGCGCCCAGAGAACCCGGCCAACGGGAGCACCGACGCGAACACCACCGGGCGGTCACGCCACAGCGCGACAAAGCAGCGAGCACAGCGGTGCAGTTCGGCGCTCAGATAGTGATGCCGACGAAACATCGTCCACGCCTCCACGGAACAGCGCTCGATGTGTAGGTCGATTGGTGGGCGCCGCTGAAGCTCCCTCCAGTGAAAGCGGTTGAGGTGTGGCTGGTAGACCCAGTCAGGCTGGAGCCAGTCTTCGACGTCGTAGTGGCACGTCACGGCCACAAACCGCTGCCCACGACGACGCACCGTCTTCGCGATCGCCGCGCTCCCAATCTGCGCGACGGTCCGGTCTACCACTGAGGTGAATTCGTCCACGACGACCAGGTCCGGTGATTCCGCCAAGGCCCGCGCCATCGTCACGCGGAACTGCTCGCCCGTGCTCAGCACGCGAAACGGACGGAGCCAGGCAGGCGGACTGGAGAAGCCAACCGACGAGAGCAGTGCAGTGATGTCCTTGATCGACAGTTCCGGCGGGAAGGCATCCACCACGCTCTCATCGTCCGGCCACTCGAACCCCGCACAGAGGTGCGCCCCCAGTAGTTCCCGCGCCACCGTGCTCTTCCCGGCGCCCGACGGCCCCACAATCAACCCAATCGACCACGACCGGTCGTCGAGTGGGAGGTCCACGGACCATACCTGCTCACTGCGCTCAGCCGGCGGCATGTCGAATAGCCCTTCGAGCTGCAGCACCCGGGCGGTGCGCGCAATGGGCGTGCTCCGCGTTATGATGCGACCGCTTTGCATGTCAGCCCCTCCGCAAGAAAACGATCTAGGAGGTTGCGCTGCTGCGCCTCCCCAGAACAGGTTATGACGATCAGCCACTGGCTGTCATAGGTGGGCGACGTCTCGTCCTCGGGCTCGGGCGCCCGTTCGAGCAGCGCGTCGAGTTCCGCGGGCGTGAAGAGCGCCGACAGGTCCTGCTCACCGGCCAGCTCGCGCAGGACGTCTGGCTCCCAGCCCTCCGCTAGTTCCGCGCTCCGGTTGTCGTAGAGCGCGAGCTTTGCCTTCTGGGCGGCCGTGAGGCCCGTCCGCCGCACCGCGACGATCGTCTCGCCGTCGGCGTCGACGACCTGGACCTTCGTGATGCCCGCCTCGGCCGCGGCCTCGCAGGTCGCGTTACCGGCGAGGATCACGCCGTCCTCGT